TCTGATTTGCCCATTTTAATCAGTTTCTTTGCAATGTCCTTGTTTTCCAACCTTGCACCATCTTTATCAAAAATGTCCTGTGCTATTGAAAATAAATCCATTGGTCTAATTTGCTTAACATCCATTTCGGTTGAAAAAAATGTGATTCCTAATTTTGTGTAAGCTGTCTTAACGTTTGATGAGTCCAACTGCCATTCTTTTGGCCGGTACTTGTACGGGGTTTGTAGCTTTGGATGTATCATGGTTTCGTCCTCCTTAGTACATTGTTACGCCCTTCAGCCTGATCAGGCCGTCTGTTCCAAGTTCTACTCTGAACTCCTTAGGGTTCAGGCTCAGTTTCAGTTCTGCGTAGTAAGCCATTGCGGCTGTTACGTTTCCGAAGTACACGAATTCGGTTTCTCCGGTGGTTCTGTTGATGATCTTTACGGTTTTCATCGTCGTGGTTTTTTGTGGTTTTTTCATCTTCATAGTAAAGATAATACATTCAGTTAACATTTGCAAATAAAATAGGCCTTATTTGCGGTCAGGGGTGTAATTTAGATGAATTCTAAATAGCGAACCGTTATTATGATTGCGGTGATCCGGCGCTGTGGTTTAAATTATGCGTCTGTTTTTCTTGTCTCTAAGCGTTTCCCAAGTAGGATCATTGCCCTCAGGGTCTTCCATGTGCTTTAATATAAAGTCACTTATTTTATCTGAGGTTCGATCCCACTCATAAGCATCAAATATCTCCCTAAAAAGATTTTGTTAATTGAAAACGTTTATATTTGTACAAAACATAACTGATGGTAGAAAAGCTTCAGATCGAATGGGTTAAAATCTCAACGTTAGAGGTTAACTCAGGCCAAATCGAAGGGGTTCCAACTAATCCAAGGTTTATCAAGGACTCAGGGTTTCGGGCTTTAGTGCAAAGCATAAGTGAAGACCCTGATTTCATGTCAGCCAACCCTCTCAAGGTTTATAAGAACGTAGTCATCGGGGGCAATATGCGCCTCAGAGCTTGCCGTGAGCTTAAGTGGAAGGAGATACCAATAGTCCGGTTTCCGGATGATACGCCTCCCGATATTCTTAAGGCAAGGGCTATAAAAGACAACCACCATTACGGAGAAGACGATTGGGATGCTCTCGCTAATGAGTGGGATGACGTTCCTCTTAATGAATGGGGGGTATTCAAAGATCATGTAACTTTCAATCCAAACCTCAGTCCGGAAACGGCTCAGGGGCAGGTTACTGAGGCTGACATTAACCACGCCCAAACGGAACTTAGCAATCAATTCGTTTCCTCAGAGCCGCAGATGTTTGAGATTATCTGTCCTAAGTGTGGTAATGAATTCAATGTCAAAGATCCCTCGAAATGAACAAGAAACAAGTAGCGGCATTTTTAGAGGGCGAAGAATGGACTTTTGCAAAGACCATGCCGACAACTCCGCATTGGTACATAATAAAGCAAAAGTGTTCCGACCCTGATAAGTTCGTTGAGGCAGCTGAATATTTACAGGCCAACGGAGTGCCGCATAGGTTCTTCAAGAAGGTTTATCTGTACTCATTTTTCGGCAAGTACAAATATTGGACTAATGGATATCCCATTGATCAAACGGATGTTATTAACCGTGCCGAGATATGATATACAGTATTGAATATTGCCACGTTTATACCTCCTCAGGCGTTGATGAACTTGCGGAGAATTCAATATCTGCACTCCGTGATGTGCTTAAGGACGTGAAAGATACTCCTTATGAGTTAGCGGTGATGGTTGATGACTATTCGCCCAAGGATAAGACGGACTTTGATTATAAGGCCTTCATAGACTACCTTAATGTTCATAAGGTTGTTCCTTCCTTGTTCATAAAGGAGAGTGATCTGCTTGGAATAAACAGAAAAATACTTGACCGGCTTCCTAATGGTAAGCTACGGCAATCCTATGTCAATTACATTTTAACAAAAGAACAGCATCCTTGCTCTCTCTTTGTGGCTTCTTGGTATATGCTAAGGTTAGGGTTGGTGACGGCATCTAATGGTGATCCTGATAGTGTTAAGATGGTTCAGCCGGCAGACCGATTAATAAATATTCTTCCCGCATATTTCATTGATGCCGAAAACAGGGCGGCAAAGATATTACGGGCTTTAGGCGTTCCTTATTCAACCACCATAACGAACATCTATCTTGAAAACAAAAGCTGATATTTGGAACAGGTTTTCACCTGATAGGTATGTTAAGCAGAACTATGCGAACATGAAAGTTCAGGATGTGTTAATCCTGTATCGCATTTTTACCCGTCACCAAAACAGAACGGGCGGGGTTATAATGGAGGTTGGGGGTGCGGTTAACCTTTATCCGGTTTTAGCAATGCTGCCGTTTTATGATCGGGTCATTATAACTGACATCACGGATGCAAACCTCCATTACTTGTCATCTCAGATATCAAAGCTTGATAAGGTATGGATGCAGTACATTGACGTGATCAGGACGTTTGACTTATCGTTACAGGGATATGATTTTCAGGCCGAGCTAAAAAAGAAGGTTCATTATCAGCGGGTGTCAGTATTCGATCTGCAGACTGATATTGTCAATCATATCAGCATGAACTTTTTGGCTGAAAGCATAACCGATAAATACACTACCTTTTATGATGCTTGCCAATGCGTTAAGAAGGCCGTCCGGAAGGGAGGGCAAATAACAGCAACATTCATGTCGGGGTCAACCGGATATAAGGTAAACGGACACCGGTTTCCGGCGGTTAATATCTCAACGGAACACGTTATAGATGCCTTTGCCGACATGAAGGAGGCGTTTGCTGTTAATATTCCTATGGTTGGCAACCCCGTCCGGAAGGGGTATTCAGGTATCATTTATTACCAAGGGAAAAGATGATAGCCGCCATTTATACTATCCCCAAAAGGTTTGAGCTTATGAGGGCGTTAAAGGACAAGATTAAGCCCTCCGTTGATGAGGTACGAATTTTCATGGATGGGGATTACAGGGGGAATTGGTGGAACCATCAGCGAACACTCTCTGAAATGTTACCCTTAGCGAAAAAGGATGAGCCGGTATTGATAATGACGGATGACGTTACTACCGTTCCTGATTGGAGGGAGAGATGGGAAAAAATACATGAGGCGGCAGGCTCAGAGATTTATTGTTTATTCACCCGCAAGAGGCACTTGTTTAAAGAGGAAAATCTTAAACGTGGATTTGTTACAGGGGTGCACCTAAGGGGGTTTTATGATCAGGCCACAATTTACATTAACCGGCCGTCGCTTATCAATGACGTAATCAAATGGTTCAATGAAACGGGGAAACAGACAAAGCCGTTTCTCCCACCGCTTGAGAAAAGAGGCAATCACCTTGACGTTGTGATCCAAGAATATCTTGTGGCTCATAACATAGAATGGACGGTGACAGTTCCTACTCTCTTTGATCATTTACAGGTCGGGTCTTCCCTCGGACATGATATCGGAGGATCACCGCTTTATATAGGAAACCATGAGGATTTATCTTAAGGAAAACGTTTGGGATGCGGCACTTAATCGCATAAGGTATCTCTATGATGAGTTTCCTAAGGTTATCTGTCAATTCTCCGGCGGGAAGGACAGCACGGTATGTTTACATTTATGCCTTAAGGTTGCCAAGGAGAAAAACCGGCTACCGCTTACAGTATTTTTCATTGATCAGGAGGCCGAATGGGATGCAACCATTGACTATGTGCGGGAGGTTATGGCTATGCCCGATGTTGACCCCGTATGGTTGCAGATGCCGATAAGAATATCAAACACAACATCACCAACAGAGAGGTGGCTGTGGTGTTGGGAAGAAGGGGCAAAGTGGCTCAGGGAAAAAGAACCGAACAGTATCAAAGAGAACGTTTACGGAACGGTGACTTTCAGGGAGGTTTTTGCGGCCTATGCCCGTTATCACTATCCTCATACTCCTGTTGCAATGATAGGCGGCGTAAGGGTCGAAGAGTCGCCGGCAAGGGCTATCGGTTTAACTCATTTTGCTACCTATAAGCATATCACTTGGGGGGTAGGGGCAAGCAGGAAGCTTAAGCACTTCGGCTTTTACCCTCTTTATGATTGGACGTACATGGATATTTGGAAGGCCATACATGATAACCATTGGTCTTACTGCAAAATGTATGACTACTACTATATGTACGGGATACCGGTTCAGCATATGAGGGTCTCAAACGTACATCACGAAACGGCGGTCAGGAGCTTATATTTCATGCAGGAGATTGAGCCTGATAATTGGAACAGGCTTACTCAGAGGCTTAAGGGAGTGAACACGGCTAAGCATGGTCAGAATGATCTTTTTGCTGCGCCTCGTACTCCGCCGGCAATGTTTAAGGATTGGAAGGAGTACGCTAATTATCTATTGGAGAACCTAATTTCAGAACCGGAGATTAAAGAGATATTTCAGAGAGAATTTAAGGCCTTTGAGAGCCGGTATAACTATGGCAATGATTTGGTTCTGCGAGACATGTACCGTCAGCTTGCGGCGGCGGTCATTGCCGATGACTACCACATGACAAAGATTAAGTCGTGGCAGACACGGGCGGATACCGCACAATGGCGTAAGTGGAAGACTACGGGGGTGCGGCATAATAACTTTTCAAATAAGTACATTGACTATGAACTTAGTAAAGGAAATCAGGGAAGCGTTCAGCAACAGCACGGACAAGATCAAATTAGCGAACACGCTGAGGAAAGTGATCTTTGAGGAAAGCCCTGTTAATTCTCAGCCGGTTGATTACGTCCGATGGGTCCCAATAGAAATGGTGCGGGCAAACGACTATAACCCTAATAGCGTTGCGAGGATTGAGATGCAACTGCTTTATACGTCAATATCCCATGATGGGTACACTCAGCCTATTGTTACCGTTTGGGATGACGTGAATGAAAAGTATATTATCGTTGATGGTTTTCACCGGTACTTTGTAGCTAAAAGCAATAAGGATATTCTTGATCGCAATAACGGAATGCTCCCGATAGTTGTTATTGATAAGAGTATAAATGAACGCATGGCCTCAACCGTCAGGCACAACAGGGCGAGGGGAAAACACTTAATGACCGGCATGAGCAGTATGGTCTTTGAGATGTTGGAAAACGGATGGAAGGATGAGGACATTTGTAATGAGTTAGGAATGGAGCCTGAGGAACTGATAAAGCTTAAGCATATCACCGGTTTCTCGAAACTGTTCAGTAACGTGGAATATCGAAAAGCATGGGAGACAAACCAACAGGTTAAATTGAGATTGGAACATGAGCGAAAAGAGGCAAAAGAGAGAGAACAAGACGGGGAGGCCGGAGGTCGTTTTTACTGATGACCAATGGAAAAAGATCAATGCCTTCCTGACCGCAAGGGCTGATGGGGCTACTATTGCAAGATATTTCGGCATACACCCCGATACCCTGTACGCAAAGGTGGTTGACAAGTATGGTGAGACTTATGATATTACAACTTTTTCTGCCTATGCAGCACTAAAAAGAGAGGAGGGCAATGAGTTACTCCGGCGAACACAGTTTGATATAGCTATGGGCGGTAACGTCACGATGCTTATATGGCTTGGGAAGCAGTACCTTGGACAACAGGATACGAGCAGTATTACTCATGGCGGCAGTATTAAAACATCACCGTTCATGCAGTTACTTATGGAGGCTACGGCTGAAATGGAGAAGGCGCAAGACATTAACAAAGAGGATGTTTCAACAGGCGTTCAACAGAATTCAACAGGTGTTGAATAGGTGCTCAACAATAAATAAATAAATAAATAAATAAATAAATAAAAGAATAAAGTAAATAATTACACTATAATAAACTTATTAGTGAATGACTGATTTAACGGAGTTGGAAACTATGCAAATTGTTCAGCCGGCACATAGATTGTTTTATGCTTGGGTAAACGATTGGAATAAGTTTGCGGCTGACGTTATGCAAGTCAGTCTTGACCCTCAGCAACAGGAGATACTTTATGCCGTGCAGACACAAAGCAGAGTAGCCGTTGCTTCCGGAACGGCGAGGGGGAAGGATTACGTTGCGGCGGTGGCGGCTCTTTGCTTTATGTATCTCACTCCGAGGTTTAATGATAAAAATGAGCTGATTGCCAACACTAAGGTTGCGCTTACCGCACCCACAGGCCGGCAGGTAGCAAACATTATGTATCCTGAGATTGTGAGGCTTTACAACAAGGCCGGTTGCTTTCCGGGTCGGCTTGTGGCATTTGATATCCGGACTGAATATGATGAGTGGTTCTTAACCGGCTTTAAGGCAGACGAACACCGTCACGAAGCATGGTCAGGGTTTCATGCAGTAAACACAATGTTCGTTGTTACTGAGGCCTCCGGTATAGATGACGGTACGTTCTCCGCTATTGAGGGTAACTTACAGGCCAACTCTAAGCTTTTGATAGTGTTCAACCCTAACCGAATGATCGGATATGCGGCAAAGGCTATGTTTTCGCCACGTTTCAAATCGTTCCGGCTTGATGACCTTAACGCTCCCAATGTATTACAGAAACGTCAGGTTTATGCCGGTCAGGTTGATTATGAGTGGGTAAAAGATAAGGTTGAGGCTTGGTGTACTCCTATCCGGCAGGAAGACTTTAGCGAGGAGAAAGGCGATTTTGAATGGGAGGGCGGTTTATACCGGCCTAACGATACCTTCAGGGTAAAAGTAAGGGGGATGTTTCCCGAGGTATCTGAAGATGCCCTTATCCCGTACTTGTGGATAGAGATGGCGAACAAGCGTTGGGAGGCACAGAAGAACGAGAACCGTACGGGTTACCGGAAGATAGGGGTTGACATTGCCGGCATGGGGCGGGATAGCACCGTGTTTGTGCATAGGTTTGATGACTTCGTGACACAGATTGATATGTTTCAGTCAGGCGGGGAAGCAGACCACATGAAAAGCGCAGGGCGGCTCATGCAATATTCAAAGGGGAAAGTTGAATATTTGATTGATACTATCGGAGAGGGGGCGGGGGTATATTCACGACTGATAGAGTTAGGGATGTTGACAAAGGCTTTCTCATGTAAGGCCTCTCATTCGGCGAAGGGGCTTACAGACTTAACCGGAGAGTATTCATTCGCAAACATGAGGGCTTATATGTTTTGGGCGTTAAGAGATTGGCTGAACCCGCAATTCAATTCTAAGGCTTGTCTGCCTCCTAATCAGTTATTAACGCAGGAGCTTATTGAAATACAATATCAAGTACAGAGTAACGGCAGTATTATCATTGAGGCGAAGGAGAAAATTAAGGAACGGTTGGGGCGGTCACCGGACATATCAGATGCCTTAGCTAATACTTTCTTTCCGGTGAAACTACAAAAGGGCTTACCAATATCACAAATATCAGGAATGTTACCGTAAATTTACAGCTATGGACATAAAAAAGCTTTTGCAAAAACAAGACATTGAGCAGATTAAAAAACTGCTTACCGACAGCCGTCCGTCTTTTGAGGTTCAGAGAGAGGACGCAATGAAGCAGTACAAGGTTGATGATCACGACATCAATGATGCAAGCATCCGAAAGGACAAACAGATCACGAAGGACACCGGCACTTTTGATGCAGAAGGTAACCCCGTTACTCAAACCTCAACGGTTGCGGTAGCCCGTGTGGCTATCCCGTTTCAAAAGCTGATTGTTGAAAGACGGATAGGGTTCATGCTGTCAATACCGGTAGAGCTTGAGCTTAAGAACGAGAATGAGGCGGGAGATAAGGGTAACGACTTGGTGTCTATGATTGATGACATTCAAGATCGTAACAAAATGGAGTATAAGAACAAAGAGATAGCTCGACGGCTGATGAGTGAAATGGAGGTGGCAGAGGCGTGGTATGTGGTCGAAAACAAACTGAAGGAACCTAAGTACGACCTTCGGGTTTCAATATTCTCTCCTGAGCAGGGCGACACATTATACCCGCTATTTGATGGTACTGGCGACATGATTGCCTTTGGCCGGGAGTATAAAACCAAGTCGGGCGACAAAAGTATCGAGCATCTCGACGTTTCGACAGCTGAGGCGGAATACAGGTTTGTGAAGGGAGACACAGGTTGGGCGCTTGATAAAGAGCAGACTCCGAACCCAATTCCGAACCAGTTCCAGAAGATAATGATAGTGTACTATCAGCAACCGTATCCGGAGTGGAATGACGTTCAGAGTATGATTGACCGGCTTGAAACCATCATATCAAACCATGCTGATATGAATGACTATTACGGCTCTCCCATGCTTAAGGTCTCAGGAGAGGTACAGGGGTATGCCTCAAAGGGGGAGCAGGGGAAAATCATTCAGCTAACAGAAGGATCGGAAGCTGATTATCTTGCTCTCGCTTCAGAGCCAAGCAGCATCAAAATGGAGCTTGAGAACCTGCAGAACTTTATCTATGCCATGAGCCAAACGCCGGACATTACTTTTGAAAGATTACAGGGCGTTGGCAACCTCTCAGGGGTGGCGCTTGAATTGATGTTCATGGATGCGCATATGGCCGTGCGTGGAAAAGAGGAAATATTCGGGATAGGTCTTCAGCGCCGGGTGAATATTTTGAAAAACGCAATAGGGAAACTAATTGACACATCTTTTGCTGACGTATCGGAGAAGGCTTTGATAGTGCCAAAACTCACCCCTTACATTCCGGCGGCATTCTCTGAACTTCTGCAGAACCTTCAGCTTTCAATAGATGCGGGAATTATGAGTAAGGAAACGGCCATCAAGCTCAACCCTTACGTCAAAGACCCGGAGAGTGAGATTGACCTAATAGAAGGAGAGGAAAATATGGGGGCTATCGACCTATACCAAAAAGCTGGCATTACCGCACCTTCGGGCGACGACTTTAGCACTAAAATCAAAACTAAATAATGAAAATCTTATTTCTGTCACCAAGTAAAACCGATAGTTGCTCATTCTACCGGGCTGGCGGAGTTGCGCCGGGGCTTGAGCGAATGATGAATGGCACAACCATAAGTGTCCTGCAATGGGACCAGATAATTATGAGTTGGCAGACCATTTTGAATTATGACCTTATAATGCTTCAGCGTCCATTTCTTCCTGAGCATCTACAGGTCTGCGAATACGTCAAAAACGCCGGAGTCCCATTGTGGCTCGATTATGACGACAACCTTCTGGCCGTTCCGCCGGAGAACCCAAGGCATGAGCTTTACAACGCTCAGGTACGGGAGTATATCAAGAAGATGCTGACGCTGGCCGACGTGGTATCCGTACCGACAGAGGAGTTAAAGCGGGAATTCTCGGCTCACAATCAAAATGTGACGGTCATCCCTAACGCCTTCAATGACTACATCTTCAAGAACTCCCGGAACAGGCTATTGTCACCGCAGCGTTCTCCGACCATCCTGTGGCGTGGGTCTGATACTCACATCTTTGACTTAATGACCGTCATAGACGAGGTTAGTGCGCTGGCCGCTGAGTACAAGCAATGGCAGTTTATGTTCATGGGGTTCTTCCCTTGGTTCATAAAGCAGAACGAAAACAACAATATCTTCCGGCTGCCGGGTATTGACGTATTGTTCTATTTCAAGAATGGTTACGCAATGCGGCCTTACGCTATGTACACTCCGCTTTCTGACAACCCGTTCAACCGGGCAAAGTCAAACATTGCGTGGATTGAGGGCTCATACTTCGGGGCGGTTTCTATTGTCCCGGATTGGGAGGAATGGCAAAAACCGGGAGCGCTTACATTTAAAACCCCGGCGGAGTTCCGTGAGGTTATGACTGTCGTACTCTCCGGGAAGCTTGATACTGCGGCTCATGTCGGCAAGTCATGGGAGTACATTCAGGACTGCCTTATGCTTAGTAAGGTGAATGTGAAAAGGCTCGAACTTATAAACAGGCTGGTATGACCGGGACAACATTAATCAACCTCTGGCGCACGCACGGGCGCTCGAGGTATATCACAGACACAAAGGATAACGCCTTATTGATATACCGGACATGAGCAAACAAGTGAAACTTAGCCGGCCGGATTGGGATTACTCTCAGTACCACCGGGATTCGTGGATGGGATGGAATGTAACGGCGATTATGTGCGAGCGGGATACGGCAGACGTTACCCGCTTAGGCATTGAAAGCCTGCTCCGATTTTACCCTGACCTTCCAATACTGATAATTGACGGAGGCTCGAAAGACGATTCGCTGAGGCATCTCCGGTGGCTGTCTCATTGTCACCCCAATATCCGCATCTGGGAAAGGGGAGGACGTAACGGGCATGGTACTATGCTCAATGAAGGCATAAGGGGCTTCATAAATACCGAGTACATACTATTGCTCGATAATGACATTATAGTGCGCCGAGGGGGCTGGATTGAAGAACTGGTGGAAGCGTTGGCTGAGTCGGATAACACATATGCCATTGGAACTCTTTTGGAGGTGACGGACAAAAACGACGGGTGCGGAGAACCGGACGGAGAAGGCGACATATTGAGGTACACGCATCCTTCATGCTCAATGGTAAAACGCTCGATGTATCTTACGATGGCTCCCTTCGTGGAACACGGCGCTCCCTTGGTTTTCAATATGAAGACTGCTAAACAGCGTGGCTATAACGTAGCGTATTATCCGATTGATAAGTACGTTGCGCACCTGTCTGGGGCGAGTTGGATTGAACCATACAGGCCAGTATGGAAAGACGACATGGGCGTGAACTCGAGGCCGTTCATTACATTTCTGGCCGGAAAGGATACGGATATCAACCCACTTGTTACGCAGGACAACCGGGACTTTGAGATAATACTTACCGGGGAATGGACTAAGGCGAAGGTTCATATTTTCGGACATGGAAGCTATGATGTTACCAATGACCTGTACGCTATTCGCTTCAGGGTTCACGGGGAATACATTTGCAGGCTACGGGTCACGCCGGGAGTTATTAAAGATACACTCGTATCGGAGGTCAAGATGTTACTTGAAAACACCGGGTATCCAGACGAGTTTAAGTATGCGGGAATGCACTTTATCAAAAGAAGTTTATGGCAGCAGAGAGAATGTTTATCGTAGGCTTCATGCACGTTTGCATGATTAACAACTGGCTCGAAATAATTACCGAGCAGCTTGAAATAATGAAAGATAGCGGCCTGTATGACGAGATGCGGGTTTTAAATGTAGGGGCGGTCGGGAATGAAGAAAATCTGAGAACGCTTCAATCATTCGTCAAAAGAAACCGCAAACTGGATATTGCCGTATATTCCGACAATTTGTCTGCATACGAATTCCATACCCTGAGGTTCCTTAAGGACGTGGTTGACCGGGGAACTAACTTTTACGGCTTTTATATTCACACAAAGGGCGTAAGTTATCCGGGGCATCCCGGCGGAAAATACTGGCGGGACTATATGAACCACTACAATCTCCGGGAGTGGCGGGAGTGCGTCAGGCACTTGCATATCGGATATGAAACCTGTGGGGTCAAGTATATCAACAAAAAGTGGCCTGCACATTACTCCGGGAACTTCTTTTGGTTCAAATCGGAGTATGCTAAAACTTTACTCCCGGTTGACAAAATGAACCTGAAGGACAGGTTTAATGCCGAAATGTGGATTTGTTCCGGGAAGGCTATAGCAGCAACACTTTGTCAGGACTTTGTTGACTATAACACTCAGGGCGTTTTTGACCCATATCCGGGAGTCTATCACAGGCCGGAATGCTTATTTAAGTTCTGCCCGACACCTGAGACCTGTAAGAAAAATAACGAATGTCAAAACCCTAACGATTAAAAATATGACAAACTATTGCTTCACGCTTGGCTATAACTTAGTCAGCGAAATAGAGAAAACGACCCGGTTATTGTATCAGTTAAACGATAGCCGGGACTTCAAGCATCTCGTTGTTGACCTCGGGTTTCCCCTCGAGCACGGTGGTATTGTACCGGACAACATAGATGAAGCAAAGGAGCGCAATAGCGAAAAACTCAAAAAGCTGGCTGCGGCTTTCGGTTCTGAGTACGTCAAAATGTCAAATATTGGAGTTAGTCAAAATTGGACTCAGGTTTACGAATACCTGAAACCTTCAGACGATGACATCCTCATAGGTACTGACCCTGACGAGCATCCCCTCAATGTTGGTTGGGTTAAGGCTATCGGGGATGTCATCAGAGAAGGTAACTTCGGGCTTGTTTCACTAATGATGACAAGCCATATTCAGCTTTTGAGTAGTGTGCCAAGAAACGAGCGTTTTTATGGCAACCGCAGGGTGTATCTATTCCCAGCGGGAGCTTTAAACTGGGCGCTGATAGGAGTATCCGGTAAGTTTTTCAACATCATAAAAGAGATGCCATTCCCAACGGAAGCTCCCCGTTATGGATGGATTGAAGGAAGCCTTTACCCGCTATTTGCCAGGCATGGGTTTGGGTGGTGCGTACTGGCCGATTACCAAGTGAGGCATACAGACTTCGAGCTTGGCGACCAAGGCACATCTTCGCTGCTCCGGGAATGGAAAAATCAGATAATCTTTAACATCCACCAGTACGGCCAGTTGTCATTTGACGAGTGGCTTGAAATGAGAAGGGAGGGGCGGATATGATTATCGTAACAGGGGCAGCAGGGTTCATCGGCAGCAATATTGTCCGGGAGTTGATTAAGCATACCGATGAGATTAAGTGCATTGACGACCTGTCTTTTGGCAAGGCAGAGAACCTTCCGGCGGGAGTACACTTGACTGTTGACGACTTTGACCGGGCAATAAAGTCCGGCGGAAATCACAATGATATTCTGGTACATTGCGCCACTTCAAATATCATTTACGCCCAGAAACACCCGGTTGAAACATTCAAGAATAACGCCGAAAAAACAATCGAGCTATTCAAACGCTTCCGGGGCAAAATAATCTACCTCAGTACCTCATCGGTATATGGAAATGCGGATGTGTTACCGATAAGGGAGTCAGCACCTATCCGGGTTTACAACGCCTATGACACCTCGAAGCGCATAGCCGAACTTTACCTTCAGTTGCGTGGAACTTATACTACATTTCGCCTCTCGAATGTGTATGGAGAGTATCAGCAGCCGTCGAACCCGTACTGCGGGGTAATAGGTCGCTTAATAGATTGTGCGCTAAATGGCAAGGTATTTACGATATATGGCGACGGCCTGAGTACACGGGATTACACTTATGTCGGAGATGTTGTTGAGGCTATTACGCTTTCAATCCTCGACGACTCCACTTGGATGGAGATGAACCTTGGCACAGGAAAAGAAACAAGTGTTCTCGACCTCATAGAACTGGTACAGGATATTACCGGAATCGAAATAGCCGTTACCAACCATGAAGGAAGGAGTATTGACGTAATCAAGCGCCGGGTACTTGACACCAAAAAAGCCCATGCATATTTCGGATGGACTGCAAAGACTGACATGAAAACCGGACTGACAAAAACAATCGAGTGGTTCAAAGATGCCGGACTATTCCAGCATATATCGTAAGCGGTTTCTTGGCAACCAGAAACGACTGCTGAATCAATACCTCAAGGCGTTCAGGGATATGGCCGATAAGGTGGCCAAGCTATCCAAAAACCCAGAGGCACGGTTTCTTAAGGCTTTCACATACACTCAGGCTCCCGCTTTATCGGCGGAGCTTGGCCGTTTAATGAATGACTTTGGTGGCAAGTTGATTGACCTGACAGAGATTGGCATAGGGCAGAGCTGGCGGTTATCCGAGCAAAAAAACAATGCGATATTTTCTGAATATCTCGAGGGATACCGGGGCAAAAAGATAGCAGAACTCAAGGCGCTCCCGGATATTATGAAGCTGGAAATGTATCTGTCCACAACAAAAGGGCGTTTTTCAGATGCAATCTGGCGGACGGTTGACCAGACCCGGAAGGAAATGGAGGTGCAACTCGCCTTCGGAGTTATGCGGGGAGATAGTGCGCAAGTGATAAGCCAAAGGATACGCCAATACCTTAAAAATCCAGATGCTCTATTCCGCCGGGTACGGGATGCAAATGGCAATCTGGTTGCCAGTAAGGCAATGGCTGCATACCATCCCGGCAGAGGAGTTTACCGCTCGGCATACAAAAACGCTATGAGGGTTGCCCGAACGGAAACTAATATGTCTTACCAACGAGCCGACTCCGAGCGTTGGCGGAATAATCCGGTAGTAATTGGGATAAAAGTTTCGCTTTCTGGTGCGCATCCCGACTATAATTTCGAGGAAATATGTGAGGTACTCGAGGGTGACTATCCAAAGGAGTTCATCTTCGAGGGATGGCATCCACAATGCCTGTGTAATGCGACCCCAATTCTTATGGATAAAGCCATGCTTAGGCGTTATCTCCGGGGAGAAACAGACTTTCTGGGCGAGGTTCAAATCACAAAGTACCCGGATAGGTTCAACCAGTACGTTAAGGATAATTACGGCAAGCTTCAAAAATCGAGCCCTTACTGGTTCGAAGACAATAAGGCCATTATAGACAAAATAGTTCCCGAACCTCCCGCAGTACCCGCCGCAACTCCCGCACCACAGCCGAGAGACTTGCTTCAGGGCGAGTGGTGGAAGAATGAGGACTTAATTAAGTGCTTTACGGACGTTTCTCCGGACTATAAAACGGGATTTTCAACCGGGAACTCCGGAAATGACGACATCCTCTCGAATATTTACAAGCTTCAGGGTTTTGATAAGCTGCCGACTCTCATTGAGGGCAGTAAGTTTCCGCCGGGCGAGGGAACGTTCGGGTTTCGAGGCCTGTATGGGGCACAGGCTCAGGAATACATTAACGACTTCAAGTATGGTAAGCAATTTGCCGGGCGTGGGGTATTTGGGAGTGGAACTTACATTGCAGCGCCGAGGACCGTTAATATATCCCCGGCGTGGGATACGGCACTTAATGGATATGGAGGTGGAGAGACTCGTAATGTTATGAGGATTCGAATAACTCCGGCTATGGAAGCAAGGGCTTTTAATGAAATATCCGACGAGGCGTCAAAATTCCTATGGGATTTCAGTGATGAATTCTTGAAGCTTAAGGATACCGGGATTTATAGCGAGGCGGAATGGAAGCGGTTGTATGACGGCTTCAATAAGATGCTGGGCGACCCCGGAAGGTACGCAGCGCTCAAGGGGATAGATGCATTGTATGAAAATGTAACCCCGGACGTGACTTATTTCATAGTTCATAACCGGGGCAAATTAGAGGTACTGAAAGAACAAATCGGAATGTGATGGAACGGAAAATGGTATCAGCTGAGGATAGCCGGGCAATAGCGGCGGACATGGATAACCCGCCGTTTACTACTCTTACAATATTCGAGCAGATGGAGATTCGTAAAATGTACGGATATGAAATACTAACCTATGTTGATTATCTGTTTGTAAGGGAAAGGTATCTCGAGAGACAGAAAGAAAATTTAGGGTAATGATTGTATTGAATTAATTTTATACATTTGAAACATTTAAAAGCAATGAAAGAAAAAATCTTAACCCACCTCAAGTCAAAACTGACGGGAGTTCAGGAGAGCTTCCTCGTCGGGATTGCCGAAAACTTCAGCAAGACCATTACAGACGAGGCCAGTATCGAAACAACCATTACGCAGCCGGTACTTGACGCAATCAAGTTATCCGCCCAAATGCTTCAAGTTGAAGGTGACCGCCGGGCAACCGAGGCCACTAAGAGTGCCGTTAAAAACTTTATTGACAAGCATGGCCTCGATGAAAACGGGAAGCCTAAAGGCAAGCCGGATAAAACTGAACCCGATGGAGGTGGCGGTGGAAATCCGGACGTTCCTGCATGGTTCAAATCATTCGCAGATAAAATTGACCGTGAACTTCAGGAAAGTAAGCAAAAGTTGACGGCTATTGAGCAGGCGAAAACCCACGAGGTTCTTTCCGGGAAGGTTAAGGCTTCCCTCAAGGAAAAGGGGATTCCCGAATGGTTCTCAAATCCATTGCTCCGTAATCTGACGGTCGAGTCAGAGGACAAAATTGACCAACTGGTTACTCAGATTGAAGCCGACTTTGGCGTTGCCAGACAGGCTTCTGCCGAGCAGGGGGTTGTAATTGCAGTTCCGCCAAAGCCTGAAGGGCCAACCGAGGCCGGGGCGGAAATTGGCAAAAAACTCGCCGAAAAGCGAAACGCTGAGACGGGCGAGAAGGGTAAACTTAAATAAAAACGTAAAATGCAAATTACATCCAATACCTTCGGTGGGCGGAAAGTAATCTGGGATAACATCCTCGATGAAATCCCCGGCGGAGCCGGTTTGAATGTAAGTCGCTTGGACTACACAAAGGCTAACGCCAATGTTGACAAGCGGTGGATTCCCGGCGGAACGCCTGTTTATTTCGACCCCGCCACTCGTATTGCTGAGGTCTGCAAGTCAGCCTTGGCTATCGACGGCGGTGGGTCAACCACACCTCGTCTTGGGAAGGAGCATCACTTCAAGGTGGGCGACATCCTAAATGACGGAACTACCGGGGCGGTAATAACTGCAATTGACGAAAGCGAAAGCGCTTACGACGTTGCAACGGTTAATACCGATATCACGGTTACGGCTGGCACAAAGTATTTCGAAGGCGCAGCCTCCGGAACTGATAAGACGCTGAAATACACTCCTAACGGAGTCATCAAATCTCCGGAATGGATATACGACGGCAACGCTGACGTACCTGTTGTGACAATGGGAACGGCCAGAGAAGACAGCCTGACTTATCCCATGCCGGATGTGTACAAAATTGCTCTCCGGGGCGGGGCATCACAGACCGCTTCAAGCAAAACCTTGGTTAACGTATTTTAACTAATCTGACATGAAGACACCGATAATTGAAGGGGTAACTGAAGCCGGATTAGTTTCATACCTCAACGCAAGGCAGTACGAGAAGCTCTACTGGCAGGATATGTTTCCAATCAAGCCTGTCAACTCTCTCGACGGAAAAACTCTCATTGGCGAAGCTGGCTCAAGACTGGCCGCTTATATCATATCATACGATGCGAAAGCTCCTGAAGTGAGCCGGAAATCAATGCAGACCAAATACTTCGACATCCCGAAAACGGCAATCGCCCGGAGAAAGACTGAGAAGGAAATCCTCGAACACGCTATCACCAAAGCCCTCCGGGGTCAGGATGCGGTCATTGAGGATTACTTCAATGACATTGACTTCGTGTTCGACTCCGTTATGGGTCGTATCGAGTGGATGGTTCTGACCATGCTTTCCCTTACCAAGCTTCAGCTTTCGGTTACCAACAACCCACAGGGTATTGTCAACGAGTCTGTCATTGACTTCGGAATGCCGACCGCCAACAAAAAGGTGGCAACCGGGGCAGTCTGGTCGGTAGGCAACAAAGATACAATGACTCCCATTGCCGACATTAAGGCAGTGCTCAAGGCCGCAAGGGCGAAGGGTATCAAGTTCGAAAGAATGCTGATGCACCCCGACGCACTTGACCTTATCATTGGCAGTACCGAGTTTCAAAACTCGGCCAAGTCGCTTATTGCGGGGCAGAGCTTAGTCCTCGGATACACCGGGCTTGAAACCGTGAATATGATATTCAAGGCTCTCGACCTTCCGGTTATTTCCCTTATCGAGACCTCAATCGGTATCGAAGACAAGGGCGGGAACATCACGCTTGCCAATCCATGGAGCGACACCCATGTTCTTTTCGTTCCCACAACCAACCTCGGACAGCTTTACAACGGTCCGATTGCTGAGGAAATAGAAAAGCCCGATGGGGTAATTCAGGCCAAGCGGCAGAACGTAATGGTATCCATGCAGAGGGCATTCAACCCGGTTTCCGTCCTGACGAAAGCCGAGAGCAACTGCTTCCCTTCATGGCCGACTATTGACAAGTGCTTCAACCTGTACACAGGTAGCACCAGTACATGGGCTTAAAGTAACCCGTGATGACAAACCTTGACGCCTTAAAGGCTAAAGTTGGATATCCGCTGGCGGACGCTTCTTTTGAGTTAGCTTTAACCAAAAGAGGACTGACGTCAACGGATATCTTCACGGGTGAAGACTCGGCTTTCGAGTTGGCATACGCCGATTGCATTTTAGTTTTACTGACAAGCCCATCTTCCGTTCAGGAGGGTGGTTATTCAATTCAGCTTGGCGGTAAGGATGCATTAGCGGATATTGCCAATAAGATATACGATAAGTATGGCAAAACCATACCGACCCCAAAACCCGTCGCAAAGTTTGTCCAGAGATGGTAGAGCAGTATCCAGATACGATTGTTGTCCTCGTTAAGACTGAGCCAGTACAGGACGTAACCACCGGGGAGTTTACCGATGGTACGACCACAACTCATACCCTGCGATGCAGGGCTGAGAAGAATACTGAGGGGAAGTTGATAACGGGAGCAGACGGCAATCAAATCAGCTACGACTACACGGTTTACTTGCCCAAGATGGATACGGTTATCCCGATAGACTCGGAATATACATTAACCAAGGGGCTTTTGACTGCAAGGGGCAGAGTGAAGGATGCAATAAACGGCCAGTTAAATTCAAGGTTATGGCTATGAGCAATAATTTCGGCGGATTCGTCGGAGAAATGAACAGGGCAATCTCGGAAGTTAAGGAGCGCATCAAGCTCGCCTTAGAGTACACCGGGGAAGCTTTTGTCAGGGATTGTCGGCTACAACCCGGCGACCCTGAGACTGCTCATGGACAGGGCTTTTATGCTGACCGGACGGGCAACCTTCGCAATTCAATCGGGTACTATCTGTATGAGGATGGGAATTGTTATGACCAATCGGATACCAATAGTGACGATGAAAACAAGCGCAACCTTGAAGCAGAAATGCCGAAGCAGGGAATTTTCCTTGGTGGTATTGCCGGGATGAATTACGCCTCTTATGTGGAGGCCAAGGGCTATAATGTAATCTCTATTCAGACCATTGCAGCCCAGAAATCAATCGAGGAATTTAATGAGGATTTAAAGGTATTTCTAAATGGCTGATTTTCACTCCACAGAGCAGATAATCGGAATCGTCAGGATGCTTTTAGGTTCGCTGACCGAGCCGAAATATTTACTCAGAAAGCCCACAAAGGCTGCTGACCCGGCTTACATAGTCATAAACTCGCTCCCCATAAATGCTGATGTGATGCAAAAGTGCATCGTGAATGTAAACTATCACGTCAAAGACATGGGGTTGGGAATTCCCGATTTGGCCAAATTAGAGGCCGGAACAACCGCTATCTTGGATATACTGCAAAAGGTCACAACCTCCGGATTTTTGATGGACTTTGAGAGTCAGGAAATTTTCCCGGAAACGGCCTTGAGCGAACACTTCTCAAACATTCGTTTTAGTGTGAAACAAATTAACTACTGAAGACAATGGCAGAATATATTTATGCAGTCAAGCAGATGTTCTATGGGACTCCTACCGGGTCAAATACACTCCCGGAGAGTCTCTCCCCACTTCCCGATACGGTCAAGGGAACTATAACCGTCGAGGAGACCGAGGGAACACTGACAAAATTCTGGGTTGACCAGAAGAAGGAACCCGTGAGGGTTATTAAATCCGAGGAGGGTGACTTCACCCTTACCGCTCAGTTCTATGATTTCGACTTCGAAAAATACGCAGCCTTCAAGGGTGGCGTGGGAGTCGCCGGAGCATCATTCACCCCTTCAACCGATTACACTACCATTGACAAGGCTTTCCGTATCGTGTTCGATTCGGGTCATGTCATGGACATTTACAACGGTTCATGCGTTGCCCGTATGACGGGCGGCGGCGGGCGTGACAAGATGTTCGCATGGGAACTGAAGGTGACCCCGATGCTGACTCAGGACCTCGCAGGGAGCTACATGATTGCAGCTTCCGGAGTATAGTGGCGGATACCTGAATGAAAGAGGTTGATGCTGCAAATATTATCCTTGGCGAGGCAGGAGATGGAGAGCAGTTCAAATTAAGGTGGGGTTGGTTGCGCTTTAGGCTATCAATCAAGCCGGTTTCGACTAAAACGCTTATTCGCATAAGCAGGGAGGTCGCTGAGATACCGGAGATAGACCCAAGCGGCGATGCGTTTCAGGAAATGTGCAGGAATGCCGCATACCTGAAGCAAATAAGTCGGGCGATAGCCTTCGCAACCAACACACCTTTCATAAGAATAGTCGCCGAGGCTATCCGGGGACTTCCGCTTAAGCATCTCAAGACCTTATGGGCGACGGTTATTCAACAGTCCGACCCCTCAAGCTTTTTTTTTATTATGATATCAGCCCGAGGAGTGAACAAACTGAAGAAGATGGAACCGGACGAACGGTAGGTGGAGATACTATTTTCGGAAGACTCGCATTAATCCGCAGCAAGCTCAACCTGACGGAAAATGAGTTAATGGAGAAGTCGTGGATAGCGCTTAATCTCGAATTGATTGATTTTCCGTATTATGACATGAAGGCGAAAGACCGTCCCAAGGTTAATGATATGAGCTTTTTGGACAATAGAATCGGAATGAAATGAGCTTCATAGGATTTGTTTTAGGCTTCGACACCACCAAGTTTGAGGCGCAGTCAAAAAAGGCCGAGGATACCCTCGACAACCTTGGGAAGTCCGGAGAAAAGGCCGGACAAGCTATTGATAAGGCTTTTGAGAAAAGCGGCGAAAATATCAAGCAATATATAGCCAATCAAAAGCAACTGCTCGCAACGCTCGAACAGGAAATAGCCAAATCAGAACAGGCTTTTGCTAAGATGAGTGAAGGCCGGGCGAAAACTACCGCCGGGAAAGAACTACAGGCGCTCAGGCAGGATTTGATTGAGCAGAAGGTAGTATTGGCCGACCTCGAGTCTGGCGGGAAACGTGCGGCGGATGCTATGTCTCAGATAGGAACCTCGGGCGCACGTTCTCTGGGAGAATTACGGCATACGGCTCAAGCGGCTGCTCAGGCTCTCCGGGAAGCCGGGAGTGAGGGAGCGAAGTCAACAGGAACGGCGGTTGACGCAATAGCCGAACAAAAACAGAAGGTTAAGGAATTACGGGCTGAGCTTAAAAGCCTGCAGGAAGAACAAAAGAAAGAGGTCAGCCCGGAGGCGAATAAGGCTTTGGGCGAAAGGGTGGCACAAGCAAAAACCGAACTGGCGGAGCAAAAGCGCATTCTTGACCAAATGAAAGCTGCCGCAAAGGAAGCCGAGGCCGCACTTGCAAATGTAGCCGTCGCCGGGGATGATACCGGGAAGAGGGTCACAACCGGATTTTCAAAGGTCAACGTGTCGCTTCAGCAGATGGCCAACGAGCAGAAGCAGGTTGTTGACAATCTGAAAAATGAAATAGCCAAGCTTCAGGCGGAGTATGATAAGATGTCAGCACCGTCACTTAAGAAGTCCGATATGGGCGGGGAGCTTTCGGCAATGAAGCAAGCGCTTAAGGAGGAGGTTGCACTTTTGAATGATTATCAAAGCAAGCTCAAAGAAGGCGAAGCCTCGATGACTCAATTCGGACAGAAGGGAGCGCAGGCCGTCGGAGAGATAGGTAAGTCCATTGATACCAATGTCAAGGGATACGAAAACATGACCGATAAGGGCAAAAAGGCCTTTGAGGACGTATCCGGACAGATTGAAAAGCACAAAGCTTACATAACTGACCTTCAGAAAACCATTGCCGAGCTTCAGCTTGCGTACACTAACGCCGCAACGGCAAAGGAGAAAATGACGGCGCAAACCCAAGTGAGCGACGTTTCTGCAATCCTGAATACGGAAAAGGCCAAGGTTGACGAGCTGGAAATTTCCTTACAGAAAATAGTCGAAACCAACCAGAAAGTTATTGAAAGTAACGACAAAGTTGGGGAGTCGGCTCAGCGCACTTACACCAAGGCTGAACTCAAACAGGCTATTGCAGACCAGAAACAATCGGTGGCCGAACTTGAAGCTGAGGTAAAAAAGCTTAAGAAAGCCTATGATGAGATGCTTGCTCCCGGTACTGCCAAGGCCGCTATGGGGCAAGAACTGGCTCAGATGGTTCGGCACTTGAAGGAGGCACAGGCAGAACTGAAGCAACTTCAGAACACGCAGGCTACTGAAGTGAAAAAGCAGGACAGCTTGATTGGCGGTTTGATAGGGAAGCTCAAGGGTTGGGCTTTAGGACTTGTATCGGTGGCCGCAGCCGGGAAGATAGCGAAAGAAGTGATTATGTCAACTCAGGAAACGGCGCACGTTTTCGAGACTATAATTACCGAGGCGAAAACCGCTACTGAGTATTTCTTTAAAACTCTGGCTTCCGGAGATTGGAGTAATTTCTTCGCCGGGATGAGGGAGGCCATTGACGCAGCTCACGAGTATATGGATGCAATGGAGGATATTGAGCGGCGTCGAAATGAGATGGGAATTAAGGAGAGTGAGGCAAACCTCGAAATCGGCAGGCTCAGGGAGCTTACGTTCAATAAAACTCGGGAGAACTTCCCGGAGCGAATGCAAGCCCTTAAGCAAATACTCGACCTCGAAAAGCAAATCTATACAAAAAAGTCAGACATAACCAAGGATGAACTTGCTGCTCTGGTTAAGAAAACTGCCGCAACCAATAAGCTATCGGAGGCTCAGGTTAAGTCATTTATTTCCGAATACTCGAGCTTTAAGGAAATAATTGAGCTTGGGGAGGAATATAATGAAAAGCGCAAAAAGATGGCCGAGTTTGTGGCTTCTGGCGCTGCTGAGTATAACCCACAGATTCTTCAGCAGATGCGTGAGGAAATATGGGCTATGGGCGAAAAGAGTATGGCTGCCGGGAAGTTTGTCGATGACCTTGGGAAAATGAGTAAGAAGGAAGCCAAGGCTATTGCCGACGTCTGGAAGAAAATGAATGACGAGGCAACCCAGTATTACGCCAAAACCCGCCGTTATGAATCCCAATATACGCAAGGCCGGGCGCAAGCTATTGAAAGTTGGCACAAAGAACTCGAGGATGCGAATGACGCTACTGCGAAATTGTGGGCTGATGTTGACCGGCTTAAGGTTGAGATGTCTCAGATAGGGGCGGAGCAAGCTGAGGCAACTCTGGCTGTGGGGATGGCGAATGCAAAGCGGCAGTATCAAGAAGACATTAAAAACTTCGAATGGAGCGAGAAGGTCAAACAGGCCGCAGCCGTGAAATATGAGCAGACTAAACTTAAGCTTCAGAAGGAGTATTACAATGAGCTGAGTAATTTTATCCGGGACAAACAAATCAAGACACAATCTGACCCGGCGGATATCCTCGGCGGGTATGCGGCCATACGGAAGGCTGAGCAGGATATTCAGGAGTTATACGCACGGGCGGCAGTAACCCGTGACGAGGGATTAAAGCAGCAAATAATTGACGATATCAATACTCTCCGGGATTATATCCGGGAAGTCAAGGAGTTAATCAAGGAGGGTACATTCAAGGTTTCTGAGAGTACCAGCCCGGTCAATATGGCTCAGAGGTTAATTCCTATGAGTGCTACTGCACAAAAGCAGGCAGAGGACGCCCGGAGGCAGCAAGCGGCTGACCAAGCTCGGGCATTGGCAGCAAATGAACTGCTGAAGCAAGGGTATTATGCGCTTGCTGATAGCGCAATGATGCTTTCAGATGCCTTTGCGGAAAGTAATAAGGAATTGGCTGAGCTACTCGAAGGGGTGGCTTCACTTGCTCAAAGCCTTGGCGAACTTAATGAGGCCGGGCTTTTTGACGGCACGATGGGAACCGAGGAAGCTGTTGGTTTAATTATCGGAGGGGTTACCAAGTTAGTCGGTATGGTCAGTAACCAGATAGCCGAAAACAAACGGGTAATGAAGGACTATTACGATAGCATCCTCGAGCAGCAACAGGCATACAACCTCGCTTTAAATGAGCAACTCCGGCTTCAGTATGAGATGGAGGGTAACGTATTTATCGAGGATTATCTCGGGCAACTGGTAAGTGGAACTAACGCTTTCAACGACGCACAGAAACGTTACAATGAAGGGATGGCTGCTTTTCTGAGCAGCGAGGCCGTTACCGGGAAGCAAAACGCAATCTCGGGTAAGAATGTCCTGTCAGGGGTTGGCGCTGGCGCAGCAATCGGGGCGGGTATCGGTTCATTTATTCCGGTCATAGGTACGGCTATAGGCGCAGGAATCGGGGCAATCGTGGGAGGCATCGCCGGATTGTTCGCAAAAAAGAAGAAAGATGTGGTTGCTCCATTACTGGAAGTGTACCCTGACCTACTTGATGCAAACAATAAGTTCAATGTAGCCTTGGCAAAGACGCTTGTGGGAACCGAGGCTGTCACCGAAGAAACGTCAAAGGCGCTTGAGAATATGATCGAGTGGACTGAGGCGGCTGAAGCGGCGGAAGAACAGATGAAAGGGGTTATTGAGGAGCTTGCCGGGTCGCTCGGAAATGACCTGAAGGATGCGCTCGTTGCGGCATTTAAGGAAGGAGAGAACGCTGCTCAGGCTTTCGGTACTGCGGTTGATAAAGTCCTTGAGGATATAATTTCCAATATGCTTTTCAATCTGGTATTCCAGCAGGCTTTTGATAAGCTCGAGGAGGAGATGATGGCCAGTTATGCCATGTCGGGTGACCAGAACTGGCTCGATGACTTTCAGCGTTTTTATGCCGAAGCTCCCGACCTCATAAATAACTTTAACGCCGGGATGGCTGAAGCTCGCCGGGCAGCATCGGAGGCCGGATTTAATGTATTCTCAGGGGCTCAGCCTGCAAGCCAGATGAAGGGGCAAATCGAACGGAGTATTACCGAAGATACGGGGACTGAGCTTGCCGGGCTTATGAGAAAAATATCCGACGACAACCGCCAGAACCGGGATTACAATAAGCAGTCAGTAGAGGGGATATTCTTGGCAGTCAATAAGCTTGGAGAGTTGGTGTTCATTCAGGAAAGTATGATGCGCTTTATGGATGACACATACGAAGGAGTCCCGGTATTGACTCAGGCCACTCCTTCGACAACCGTTCCGGAAAATACTCAAGAGGAAAGTAAACCTGTATCGTTGGCTGAACTCCCGGAGATTATTTTCGAATTAAAAGCTATTCGTCAGATACAGGAGATATTTCTTGAGGCCTTCACTACCGGATTGGGGTCTGTCGAATCAACTATCGGGGATGCAATGTCACAAAGTAATACAAACGTACCAGAGGCGAGCACTCCCGAAAACAGGAGAATGATTGAGGAAGGGGTTTACCTGAGAGACCGACGGGCAAGTTCAGTTGAGGATGTTGTGCCTGAAATGATATCCATGTTAAGAAACGCTGCCGGGCGTGACCGGGCTGACGTTGATTACAACCGAATGGCCGTAAATCATCTGGTGGCTATTGAGGCCAACACGCACGAAACGGTCAATGAGCTCAAAAAGGCGGTGGCTGAGCTTACTGCCATAAACGGAAATACCAGACCTGTTTATAGTGGAATAGGATTGTAATGGCATATGCGCTGAACTCAATAGACTTAAGCACCTACGGAATTATCGAGGGGCGGATACGGGGCGGAAACGTGGCGTTACAGGGGCAGTATGACTTCCCCTCGAGGAGTGGCGACGTATTGCATGAGTGGGGAGATGAGAATTACCCGGAGATTTACACCGATACGGATGAGATGTTTTGGGGTGGCCGTGACCTGACGTTTGAGGCACATATTCCCGGAACTCGAAGCGCAATTTACGATGCGCTTGCCTCGTTTTATGCGGCGACTACCGCACCTTCCGGGCTTCAATCATTTGCTACACCCTATGGCACGTTCAATGTATATCCTAAAGCCATTGCGGTTACTCACGGTTTCGGGGCAACGTCATTAAAAGTAACGTTCCGGGAACCTGTGGTTGACCTGTCTGGCGGAAGTATTCCCGCTCCGGCTTCCGGGATGTTTAAGATTGACGGCATACCACTTACGGCCTTCGGATTATACTATTCAGGGGATAAAAGCCTATTCAGCTTACCGGAAATGCAGGGGCAGGAATTCACTAAAATTGAGGCTGAGGGCTTTCAGGTGGCGTACAGGAAATCGGCCAAGTTTGAACTTAATGGCTCTTTGATTTCTGATAGTGTTTCCGGATTTGAGTCGAACGTGAGAGGGTTGTATGCAATTCTGGCGGCATCTGGGTTAAGAACCTTCAATCTCAATGAGCAGATTGAATTTACCGGGGCTGTCTTGAATGGCTTTAAGATTGAAAACCTGAATGTCGGCTCGTATGTAAGTGCGAACTTTAAATGTGATGTAACCCTAACTTCCATAACGCCGTGAATACCTTAACCATATACCGGGAAGGGTCGCCAGTTATAACGGTTGATATTGACGACAAAACCGTTTTTATCCAGAAGATAATGACCGAGCATCGAATTGCCTCGGAATTTTACTCTCGGTCTGTTTTGGACCTCCGGATTGGCGACTATATTACTCATAACCTCGAGAACTTTTATGTCAATCGCCTCCCGAGCATCACAAAACTGGATAATGCGACTTTCCAATACCGGGTTGATTTCGAAAGCGTCCTTTACGACTTGAATAAAAAGCTTTTCATAAGCACCGATGGACTGGCGGAGTACGGGCGCACGGGTAACGCCTCGGATTTTATAGCTGACATTGTTGCCAATATGAATGTTTCAGGCTTTGCCGGAGGCTGGACGGTTGGCACGGTTGATAGCACCGATGAGAAAACTCTGGTATTCTCAAATGAAAACTGCCGGAGCGCACTTATGAAGGTGGCAGAGGCTTTCGGGCTTGAGTTCTCTATAGCAACCAAGTCAATTTCAATGGTTGATAGCGTCGGTTCTATTACTGCCAATACGTTTGAATATGGCCGCAATAACGGGTTATACAGGCTGGTAAGGGAACAGGTCGCAGACCAGAATATAGTGACTAAGGTGTACGGATTTGGCTCGAGTATGAATATCCCATACACTTATAGGAACCGGGCGAAGCGGTTGGTGTTTGAGGAACGTTACCTGACCAAGAATACTGAGATTTACGGGGTTATTGAGGGGCAATATACTAATGATGACATTTACCCTAATCGGACAGGAAGCGTCACGGCTGTCAATATGGAGTTTGAGGGTGACGTATTCAATGCACGGGATAGTTACATCGAGGATTCGGCCATTACCGGCTTCGATATCAATGACTACATTATTGCCGGGCTTGACCCGCTTATTGTATTCAAGTCAGGCGACCTTTCCGGGCAGGAGTTTGTGATATGGAAGTTTGACAACGCCACAAAGAGGATACATTTTAATCCTCAGTCAGATGAGGATGGATACACGACTCCTAATCCACTTAATGTTCCACAGGTCGGCGACCTATATACGTTGGTAAACATTGCGCTCCCAGAAAGCTACATTACTGATGCTGAACTGGCTCTCAAGAACGCAACTCAGGCGTACCTCGACGAGAACTCCGTTCCAATGGTTGTTTACTCGGTCGAAATAGACCCGAAATACGCCAAGGCCAATGCAATGACCCTGCACGCAGGCGACCGGGTGACGGTTGTTGATACTCAGCTTGGGGTTGATAGTCTTATCCGGATATCGGAAATTACCTATCCGCTTACGAATATTTATAAGGTCAAGGCGACTATTGCAGACTTTGTTCCTTACACGCAACAGGAGCGCATTGTAAAAGCGGCGGTTTCGAATATTACTGAGACCCGGATAGTTGACCGGAGTGGGGATGAGCTTACCCGGAGATATACCATGCGCCAACGTCAATTAAAGGACTTGATTTTCGATACTGACGGGTATTTCGATGTAACCAATATCCGGCCGTTGTCAATAGAAACCCAGCATTTGGCCGTCGGAGTTGGTTCGCAGAACTTCCATCTCAACGGGGTCAGGATAATGGCCAACTACCTCGGCGACCCCAATAGAATTTACGTCAGCACCGGGCAGCTGGTACATCACGAATTTGAAATTGAGGGGCTGGGATACGAGTGGGTTATTGGCTCGGCACTTGACCAATCGGGACTTGACCCGGATACGGCATACTACCTTTATGTAAGGTGCGAAACCGATGCGCTGACGGGGACTTGGGTATTGAGCGCTTCCCATATCAAGTACAATGACGAGCCGGGATATTACAACTTCCTTTGCGGAATACTTTACACGGCCATTGACGGGGTGAGGGATTTTGACTTCACTTACGGGATGACCTACATAAACGGGCGGACAATAACGACAGGCCGTATCCAAACCGTCAACGAGATAAACTACATTGACCTCGATACCAATGCCTTCAATCTCGGAGGGACTGACGCCGGAATTGACTGGAACGTGACGGCTGCCGGGGTCTTGACTATCCGGGGAGCAGTTGTGCAAAGGGCAGTAGGCGAAACATTCCCGATAGTGGTATTCCGGGGAGCTTACAACCCGGTGACGGTTTACCACAATGGCGACGAGGTTATGTATAATAGTGTAATGTGGTTATATCACAACAACACACCCGCAGCCGGTATGCCAGTTATTGAAGGCGATTTTTGGACTCAGGTAGGGACGTCGGTAGCTGCGACCCAAAGCCCGATACCAGTATTTCGTGGGCAATGGAGCGCCGGAGTTGATTATTACGGAACGACCTCTCGGACTGACATAGTGTATTATCCGGATACTGGCTTGTATTACATTGCCAGAACAACCGCAGGAGACCCGTTCCGTGATATTCTGCCGACCGATACCGATTATTGGAGCAGCTTCGGGGCGAGCTTCAGCAGCGTGGCAACCGAAATTTTATTCGCAGAGTTCGGAGTAATTGAAAATGTGGCTATCAGATACTTCCGGGGAGTTCCGGTAACACTCGGAAGCCTTAATGGGTCGGTGGCGCACACTCAAGCAGCGACCGCCGGGACAAATCGTATTGACCGGATTTTGATGATGGGGTCAAGCGGCTCGGCATTGATAAGTGTTGACGGCCATACACAAACCATAAATTATTATGGGGTTAGCATAGAGGAAACCTGTATGCATTTCGTTGAGCTTTTTGCTGACGGCTGGCTTGCTGATTACGGGATTGAGGTAACTTCCTTCAGCGACTTTCTGTATTTCGAGTTTACTTGGGGCGAGGACGCAACCGAGGCCGCTTCGGTGACGCCGATTTCCGGAACGCTTAATGGGGATGTTGACGACCCGGTGTATCAAGCCTATGTTTCTGGAACAAAGCAAATAGACACTATCACGCTTACGGGCGAGGGAGGAACGGCAGACATCCGTTGTAATATGGTAATACGCCGGGCGACCTATAGAACGGACCGGGAAGTGACGGCTTCTGATTTTGTCACTCTTTGGGGAGGGGAGTATGACGCCGAAAATGTAGTGTTGGCCGCAAGTGGGGAGAACATTGTTTGCACCTCAAAATATAAGGGCTATTCGTTTACGCTTGATACAGACATATGGAACGTGGCAACCTTGCATCGTGGCGGAATAGATATTGACGGGAATGACATTTACGAAAGCCATGAAAATAACGATAACTACGGGGTTGTCAGGATAAATTACCGAGGACACAATGGAGGCGGAGACTACTACAGGCATACAATCATAGGGACAGGGCGTAACGAGTCATTGGCAATATTCAGTCCAATAAGCAATACCGGAGGGGCTAAGGCTGGTATTACCTTAAGGTACGGAGGCTTCAGGTTTCCCGCTATGACAACGGCGGCGAGGAATGCATATAATTTTGGGATAGGAACCGTGATTTACAACTCAGAGCTTCAGCAATTACAGATAAGGAAAGCAAGCGGTTGGTTTAATATCGTCACAATAGGGGCGTGATAAATGGGTATTGCAATAGGACATAGGGGCGGCGTTCCACTTAAGCCGGGTCACAGAAACGGGATAAAGTCCAGAGTCCGTTCTCAGGGCATTCCGTTTTACTCTCCGCTGCCTATTTATGTCCCCAACAAGTTTTTGTTCGCTTCGGTAATTATTCGGTTTAGTGCGCTTCCTCTGCTTAGTCAAATACCTATTCCTGACGGTCATGTTTCTGCAAATACGTTGGTTCGCTTTTCTCAAACAGGGGCATTAGGCTCGAGCTTCGAACCCGTCTTTACTCCCAGTATTGGACATTTGTATGGAAGTGCAACTCTATTCACTCAGGCGTATGGTGAAATATCCGGGGAACAAAGGCTTGCGGCAACGGCCTCGATAGGCTTCACAGCCTCAGCTACATCGGCAAATAATGTAGTGGCCGGGTTATTCGGCGCAGCCTCGCTTTGCACTATTACACCTTCAGGCAACCTTCAGGAGAAGGCTGCAGCTCCGGTCAATATTTCAGGCTCGGCATCTATTCAATTTAGTGTGACTGGCGAATTAATGTATCCACCTCCGGCTTACTTTGAGTTCCTTTCTTCAGGAACCGGATTAGGGTATATAAGATTAAACTTCATGTGTCGTAACGATACTCTAATTAGTGTTGACGGAAATGGAAAGTTATACACCAGTCATTCGCCGGAAATTGGAGAAACTACCGAGGCCACCGCAGTTTCGGGCATGGATTTCGGTAGGTATTTTAAAATTACTTCGGGCGTTTCGAGATTGAAGTTTCATAATGGGCATAACCTTGTAACGTGGGGAGACGTAAACACAACGGGCGGTGGTCGGTTGGGATTTGGTCGAGTGTTAGATATTAGTGCAAATGTCAGTAATGCACCTACGTTCAGGAATTTAATTGGGTATCGTTCAGTTCCGAACCTCGAAACCTTCAATCATTCCGGACAGATAGCATTTGATTTGACCGGACTTCCTCAGTCAGTAAGGAGGTTCTATATTGGGGGAACCGGGAGCAGTATTGCTGGAAACATAGCCGACCTTCCTTCCCAGATTCAGGTTGCAATGCTCTGGGATGGTAATACATTATTGACCGGTAATGTAAGCGAGCTTCCGAGTACGATAAAGGGGTTTGTAAAGTCAACTAACAACAAACTTTATGGCAATTTTATTACGGAGGGCTTGGAGTATGTCGCCAGCTATGGCGCAAGTCTTGTCAGTGGGTTTATAAGTGATTGGCCGACTACCTTGAAGTCAATGTATCAATCATCAGGATTGTGGTACGGGGATATTAGCGATTTACCTTCCGGGATGACGAACTTATCATTGTCTACCGGGAATTACATAGGAGGCAACTTGAGAGATTTGCCTGCGGGAATGCTAACACTCTCCCTATCCGGAAAGAATACGGTTTATGGAGACCTTTTAAATATTCCGTCCTCGATGCAGCAGTTCACTCTGGGCGGTTCGAATAGCGTTTCCGGTGAAATCCCAACTATGCCATTGACAATGACCTCGTTTAATTTACTTGGCAATAATACCGTTACCGGAAATTTACAGGCCTTCCGTGAGAGAATAACCCAGATAAATATTCAGGGCTACAATCAACTTACCGGAAGCTTATCTGATGCTCCTTCCGGGTGTT